TTTTATAAATAATAAGTTATTATATATAATTTATAATTTTCCAAAACTATTCACTTCAAATATAATTTCTTTTTCTAATAAAAAAATCACTTAATTTAATAATACTCTTCTTCTTATTTTTTTATATTTATTTAAAGCTATGTAATTATTCACTACCAAAGAACGCCCCACGTCCAAGTTTAAAATCACTCAATCGTGTAATAGTATCAGTATTCTTAATTTGAATCTCTTTAATTAAATCTTTAATTGAAATCATACCAATAAAATCATCATCTTTTTCATCAACAACTAACAAATGTCTAATATCTTTGATTAACATTTTATTCATACATTGTTCCAATGAATCAGTTGTTTTTGCAATAATAATAGGTCCAACAGTGCAAACATCTTTGACTTTCATTTCTAAATCACTTTTTCCCAAAGAAGCTACTTTATTAATATAATCACGTTCTGAAATAACACCAATTACTTTATCTCTATCATCAGTAACAGCCAAACAACCAACATTAAATGCAGTAAATTTACTAATAGCTTCTCTTACTAATTTATTTTCATTAATTTTAAAATCAACTTTATAATAACAACTGGTATTAAATACCGAAAGTGCAGAAGGGGCTAGATTTTTAACAATACTTTTAGATAACATTAAAATAAATACAAAATATTTCTTTATATATTTAAAAAATATTAATTACACCAAAATTATTTGAAGATTTAATATAAAGATTTACATTTTTATATTAAATAATGAATATATTATTTGATATAGTAATACCGGTTGGACCAAATGATTCTAAAGTAATTGAATCAATGGTTAGTTTTACTAAAAAATATATAATTGGTCATCGAAATATTTATTTAATATCTTATGATCCAACTATTTCTATTAAAGATTGTATAACAATAAATGAAAATATTTTTCCATTTAATAAAGAATCTATAGGTGAAATAATAGGTAAACATTCACGTGTTGGTTGGTATTTACAACAGTTAATTAAATTTTATGCTTGTTTTGTCATTAAAGAAATGTTAGATAATTATTTAGTAATTGATAGTGATACATACTTTTTGAAACCAACAACATTCTTTAGAAATAGTTTACCAATGTATAATTTTGGAACTGAGTATCATTTGCCTTATTTTAATCATATGAATAAATTTCATCCAGCATTGCATAAACAATCACAATATTCGGGAATTTGTCATCATATGATGTTTCAAAAATATATACTAGTAGAATTATTTAATTTAATTGAATATTATCATAAAAATGATTTTTGGAAAGTATTTTTATTATGTATTAATGAAAAAGATATTTTAGGATCTGGTGCTTCTGAATATGAAATATATTTTAATTATTTACATATTTACCATAAAAAAAAATTTATAATCCGCCCACTAATTTGGGAAAATACATCAGTATTAAATACTAATTTGGATGCTGATTATATTAGTTACCATTGGTATCTAAGATAAAAGTTTTAATTATTAATATAAATAATCAATAACTTGTGATATACATAAACTGAATCCAATAACAAAAAAAGTTCTAAAAGTATTCATATTTTTATTTACACAAAATTCATTTGCAAATGCTAATGCTTCAATTAAGTAAGATAGCATTAAAATATTTTTTTCATAACTAATACAACGTATTAATCCATACGTTAAAATCCAATAAGCAAAAAATCTTTCAAAAATTTTATTATTATAATTATAATGATCTATCATTGATAAATGTATATTATTTACTAAATAGACTGGTAAATAACCTAAAATACTGAATCCACAAAGTAGATCATAAATTCCATTTAACCTAATAAAATACAATATTGTTCTGTTCATTTTATTAAATAAATTAATAATTATTTAATACAATTTTTTTATAGCTTTATATATATGTCAAAATCAGAATATTTTATAAAATATTTAATAAAATCTCTTAATAAATTAAATAATAATCATAATATTAACTTTGATTTGATTAATTTATTTAGTAATAAATATTATAATATTTCTTTGCCATATAATGGTATACAAAAAGTTGATCCGCTACAAATAGAACGTATTAAAAATCTTTTATTAATTCTAATAGATAAGATTAAAAATGAACCATTATATGAACTAAATGATAAAACTAATAAAGAAGATCGTAAACAACAAGAAGAAGCTGCTCGTAAACAACAAGAAGAAGCTGCTCGTAAACAACAAGAAGAAGCTGCTCGTAAACAACAAGAAGCTGCTCGTAAACAACAAGAAGAAGCTGCTCGTAAACAACAAAAAGATCATGAAAAAGAAGAAGATCGTGAAAAACAAGAAGATGATGAAAAACAAGAAGATGATGAAAAACAAAAATCTTTAACATTAACAGATTGTAATTTAGAATATCTTAAATTAACAGAATATTATCCTAAAGATAGTTATTCAAATAGCTATATATTTAAAGGTACATATAAAAATGAACCAATATATTGTAAATTATTTTTTGATAATAATTTATTAACAGAAAAAAAAATATATACATATATTAAACAAAATATTAAAAATAATCCTACAATAGAAAATAATTTTGTAATATCACCTTGTGTTTTTTATGAATTGAAAACTAAAATAGTAGATAATATTTTAAAAAATACAGTTATTTATCGTCATAAGATTATAAATGAAATCAACAGTAATTTAAATGATAAAATACATGGTATAATTACATATGATTATGGAATTGATAAATTTTCAAATTTATTTAGTGAATTAAGAGCCATGAATGATGTTATCTATCTCATATTTGAATTATTATATTCTATATATGTAATGCATACATATTTAGGCATTTATCATAATGATTTACATTTCAATAATATATTAGCTAAAAAAATACAAAACCCAATTGATTATACATATACTATAAATAATAAAAAATATATTTTTAAAAAAAGATTTGAAGTTAGAATTTTTGATTTTGATTGGTCATATATTAAAAACGGTTCAAATGAAATTTCAAATAAGTTTATAGATGGACGCATATGCGAAAAATACGGATCATGTAATAGAAAATCAAATAAAGATATATTTGTATTATTATTATCACTAATATATGAAAATAATTATAAACATAGTGCTATATTATTAAAATTATTTGAAATAATATCAAATAATAATATTATATTAAAAGAAACAGTAGAAAAAAACATACAATATAAGAGGTTCAACCCTTTTTGTAATATTGATAAGAATAAGCGTGAATTTATTATAAATAGTTGCACTAATACTAATATACCGAATCTTGATATTGAAGAAGTCATGGAAAGATACCTTAATTTTTTAAACCTAATACCAAAATCTAAATGGGATTTTAGGGATAAAATATGTGTTACTGGTAAAATTCTAATTGGACCTAATTGGCCACCAAAAGATGGTGATGATATAAAAGAATATAACGTTGTAAATAAAACAGGTCATATTCTTGCAATTTTACCTAAAACACATACTGGTTTACAGATTTACGTAGTACAATTTGTAGATAAATTATATGGTTTAGAAGTACCCGAAAATATGATACACTATTGTAATACTAAAGATGAAGCTATGTATGAAAAAAAATATTTAAAATATAAACAAAAATACTTAGTATTAAAAAATAAATTATAAATATTAAAAATTAAGTTATTACTAAATTTTTAATATGATTAAAGATATTTTATAATTATAAATATATATTATTTATTAATTATTTAATAAAATTTAATATAGTTTTATATAATGAAATATTTATTAGGCGATAGTGACACAGTTTATAGTGAAGAAAATAATTCACAATCAGATATTCCTAATACTTCTTTACATTATACTTTTATTATATAAGATAATTATTCATCAAATGATTTTAGTATAAATAATCTTTATTTACAAACAATTTTTAATAAAGTTTCAGGATCAAAATCATTAATATTAAGAGGTACATATAATTATGCTCCTATATATTGTAAAATATTTTACGGTTCTGAAGAAAATTTATTAACTGAAAAGAAAATATATTCATATATTAAAGAAAAATCCAAATATATGTCGTATATTCAAGATCACTTTATAATTTCACCAGCAGTATTTTATTTAAAAAATCCAGATATAAGTTTAAAAGATAGATTTGATGCTACCATATTTCAAAAAGTTTTAGATAATTTATTGGAATTAAAAAAAACTCCAGATAATAGTATTCATGGTATAATTACATATGATTATGATATGATAACATTACATGATTTAATTAATAATCTTTCTGAAAATGTAAAATCTGAATATATTTATATTAATTTAATATTTGAATTATTATACTCAATTTATATTATGAATATAAATTTGAATCTTATGCACAATGATTTACATTTTGGAAACATTATGACAAAAAAACTAGATACACCTATATATTCTACTTATATTATAAATAATAATACATATATATTAAAAAAATATTTTATAATCAGAATATATGATTTTGATAGAGCATATGTTAAAAATGATGATATAGAAATTGTAAATAATTTCTTAGAAAAAAAAAATATAAAGAATGATAAAATAACTTTTTGTCATGAATCTGGATCTTGTAATAAAAAATCAAATAAAGATACGTTTGTTTTATTAGCTTCTTTAATTAGGTTAATAAAAAAATATGAAGAACAACCTAAAGAACAATCATATTTTATATCTATTATATTCAAAAAAATATTTGATATATTAACAAATTATAATGAAGAGTTATATTTAATTATTTATAATAATCTTAATTCAAAAAAAGTTTTTTGGTCTGCATTTTGTAGTATAGATAGAAAAACACTTGAATTCATTAAAAACAAATGTAATAATACATACATTCCTAATATTGATATCGAAAGTTTTATGAATAGATATATCAAATTTATGAATTTAGTGCCAATTACACCAAATTCTTCATTTTTCTTAAAAAAATATATTAAATATAAACAAAAATATTTAGAATTAAAAAATACCATAAAATGTTAATGTGTTTAAAGATATTTTATTATTATTTAATTAATTAATGAAAGTTAAAATTGTATATTTTGCATACTTAATTCCAGATAAATGGAATACCATTGTAGAAGAACAATTATCTAGCTTGAAAAATACACATTTATATGAAGAAGCTAGTAATATTTATATGTCTGTTATTTCTGATGATGATGAACTAGAAAAATTAAAAATATTTTTATCTAATAAATATTCAAAAGTAGAAATTAAAAATCATTTTAAAGAAAATTTATATGAATACCCGGGGTTAAAAACAATATATCAAATTGCAGAAGATGATGATGATACAGTATTATTATACTTTCATTCAAAAGGTATGACTTCAAACCAACATGAAACACGACAATATTTATTTAAATATACTATTGAAAATTATGCAGATTATTTAAAAGAATTTAAATATAATAAATATTTAGAAGTTGCTGGTGCTATTCCTCATGAAAATGGTTTTATATTTTTTAATTTCTTTTGGGCACGATCATCATATGTAAGAAATCATTGTAGTCGTCCTGAAATATCTGATAATAGATATATTTGGGAAGTTTGGGTTGGTAGTGAATTTAGTAGAAAAAAAGAAATTATCACATATAGTCCAATTATTAAGTATGATACTGTAAAACATCATCACGAAGTTTGGCATATTCATGATAAAATGATTAAAAATCACTATTGTCATTTATTAAATAATGTTATAATAGAAGACGTAGTTATTGAAGATCAATCATGTGAAGAAAGTAAAAGTCAACAAACAGTAAAACCAGATCCACCTAAACCAGTATGTGTTCAAGCAACTAATCCACCTAAACCCGTACGCATTGATCCAGCTAATCCAAATATACCATCTAAACCAGTTCTTATTCAAGCAACTAATACACCAAAACCAGTGCGTATTGATCCACCAAAACCAGTACGTATTGATCCAGCTATTCCACCTAAACCAGTACGTATTGATCCAGCTAATGCAAATATACCACCAAAGCCAGTACTATTAGAAACTGTTAAAGTTGAACCACCAAAACCAGTATTAACAACAAAACAAGAAGCCCCTACACAAGTTAAATCAATACAAACTGTTGTTGAAGAAGAAAAAGCTAATAAAAAAGTAAGTTTTGAAATGGATACAGAATTATATAATATAAAAGACTTAAATCCATATACTGTTTTTGAGCGATTAAAAAATAAAGATCATATAGTAGTTGAATTAGGTGCACACGTTGGATTAAATACATATATGTTAAGTAAGCGCTTTAAAAAGGTTGTTGTTGTTGAACATGATAAAACTAATTTAGAAAGATTAGAATCTAATATTAGAAATTACTGTCATAAAAATATTAACATCAATAAAAAAAGACTAGTTCAAATTAAATCAGATTTAAAAGCTGATATTACAACAAAAGAATTATTATATAATAATATTCATAAATATTTTCAAAAAGTTAATCTTATTGTTTGTGATATGAAAGATTATACTAATGATATTATTGAAGATATATTCCATTATGCTTTTCATTCAAAAATTAATATTTTAATTAAATTTTATAATGATGTTAAAGAATATAATTACCTATTCGATTATTTTAATCATAATAATATAGTAAATAACAATTGGCTTTTCTTTGAACCACGATCAGATAAAATTCAATTAGTTAAAAAGAATATGTCAATTGTTATTATAGGATTTAATCAATATACATATATTAGCAAGATGGTTAAACAATTAGAACCTTTTTCAAAAGATATTATTATTATTGATAATAAATCAGATTATAAACCATTATTAAATTATTATGATACTGAATATAAATATAGTTTGTTAAAAATGGATAAAAATCATGGTCATAAAGTATATGAAACAGCATTTATTATTAGTTTGCTAGGTAATATGTATATAATTACTGACCCAGATTTGAAATTCAATGAAAAGTTGCCAAGAAATTGTATTGAAGAAATGGTTAAAATATCAAATGATTATAAAGCTGGACGTGTGGGTTTTGCTTTATTAATTGATACGGATGATATTAGACCCGGATTATCTTATGCGGGTATGCCATTGAAACAGTGGGAAGGACGTTTCTGGGTTAATAAAGTTCAACATCCTAAACTAGAGCTATATAGTGCACCCATTGATACTACATTTTGTTTATTAAATACAATTCATAATATTAATGGTTTGTCAATTCGTGTAGCTGGTGATTATGTATGCAAACATTTACCATGGCATGAAAATTATTACTTAGAATTATTAGATGATGAATATGATCACTATTTATTAAATAATAAATCAACAAATTTCTGGATTGATAAAAATAAAAAAGATAAACCATCAAGTATACATCGTATAGAAGAAACTAAAAATGGTGTACAACATATAGAAGAAAATAAATCTGATATAACTTCTACACGTATTCTTATAGAAATTGATTCAGATGATGAAATTGATATCGATACTTGGATTATTAATAAAGTTAAAAATCCTAAAAATATAGCAATTAATATAGGCTCATCAAATATTGATAATTTAAGTAAAAATTTTAAATTTGTTGTAAATATTGCTAATTATGTTGTATCATTAGGTGATAATATATTAAATTATTCTGATAAAATAGTAAATGTTAAAAAGAACTCAAATGAAATAACATGGAAACAATTTATTTACGATAATACAATCTATAAACAAGAAATTAAATTAAATATTTCATTTATTAGTATAAATTATGATGGTAATGAAGAAAGTATTTTAGAAGATCTATTACACTATTCATGGAATGTTAAATCAAATATTTATATTCATTTTAATTTAAATAATTGGAAAGATAAAAATATAGATAGATTTAGTTATTTATTTGAATTTTTTGAGATGTATGTTGATAATAAACTAATAACAAATATTAATAGTACTATTGAAAATAATGTTGTGAAAGTTTTATTTATGCCCAATAAAAATTTATCAAAGGATATGTTTAAAAAGAATATGACTTGTGTAATTATTGGATTTAATCAACAAACATATATTAAAAAAATGGTTAAACAATTAGAAAACTATACAAATGATATTGTCATTATAGATAATAATAGTACATTTGAACCATTAATTAAATACTATGAAAATAATTATCAATATACATTATTAAGAATGAAATCTAATCTGGGTCATAAAGTATATGAAAAACCATTTATGGATAAAATAGTTGGCGATATATATATATTAACTGATCCAGATTTAGAATTTAATAAAAAATTACCACATGATTTTATAGAAAATATGATAAATATTTCAAATTATTATCAAGCAGAAAAGGTTGGTTTTGCTTTATTATATCTTGCACCAGATATTAGACCGGATATTAAAGCTTTTGGTAAAACTATTAAAGAATGGGAAAAACAATATTGGACATATAAATATTATTATCCTGGATTTGAACATGATATTTGGTCAGCAGCTATTGATACAACATTTTGTTTAATTAACAAACAAAATAAAGGTGGTCATTATAGAATTGCTGGTGATTATTTGTGTAAACATTTACCATGGCATATTGGTTTTGAAAAAGAAATACCAAATGATGAATTTGAATATTATATGAGAAACAATGTTTCAACTAATTATTGGAAAAAATAAATATAAATTATATTTATTTTTTGAATATAGATACTAATAAATTAAAAAATACTAAAATAAAGAATGCAATTAAAACTAATAATATTGTATCTTTGTTATCTAAAACTGCATTTTGAATATTTTCAACTAATTTTGAAGAAAATCGATCTCTTATTTTTTTTCTACATGTTTCACATTTATTAAGATGTTCCCAAAAATCATCACAAGTAAAACTACAAACTAGTGGTTGACTAGCTACTGGTTGACTAGCTACTACTTGTTCAGTTGATTTACTAATAGTATTTTGTGTTATTAAACTATTATTATAACTACTATCACCATAATTTACTGGTTTTATATTAGAATCAAAATTTTCTATAATATTTTTTTTTTCATATGGGTTTTCATACAATTTAAATTGATCACTAATATAATCGGAATTTTTCCAAGCATCTTCTATTGTACAATAATTCATTTATATTTTAAAATATATTAAGTTAAATTAGATAATAATTTTATATAAATTTTCTATATATAAATATATGAATCCTGCAACTATTATTGTTATTTTAATCAGTCTAGCAACATTCAATTATATTGTTAATAACTTGAATAATAAAATAATTGATATTTATAAAAGTCCAATTTTTAAAATAATATTTTTATTTGGAATTTATTACTATGGTGATATAAATATATATATTACAATACTATATGCTATATTTTACATCTATATGGGTCAAAAAATACAAGAAAAAGAATTATTATATAAGATTTAATGCGTTGTATTAAAGAAAAGAATATTTATAGTTATAATGAGTTCTGAAAAATCATCTGAAATTAATATAAATTATTTAGATAAAAATGGAAATAAATTAGATACAAAAACAGATATGAAACGTCAATCTTCTGATACTGATTTCCATTATAATATGATAGCAAACCAAGAAAAAATTATTAATTTAAAAGAATCTGAAAGTTCAACAGATTTATTAAATATTAATAGTTCAACATCTACAGAAACTAGTAAAAAAAGTAATTCTAGTAAAAGATCATCATTATCGTCAAAAAAACGAATTGAAAATTTAGACTTTACACCAGAAATGCCAAAATCTCAATCTACATCTTTTATTCCATTAAACAAACAAGAAAGTAAACAAGACAATAAACAGGAAAACAAAAGTATTCCTAGTTTACAACCAACTACATATACTTTAAATCCCCAAGAAGTTAGAATGAAAAAAATAGAACTATTACGAAGATTAAGTGAAATTAAATCAAAAGGTTATTCATTAACAAAAGAATATGATTTTAATTCATCCATAGAAGAAATGGAATATGAATATGGATTATTAAAAAGTTTTGCCGATAAAAGAAATGGTACAAAATTATATAAGAGTATTTTATTAAACGGTATATCACTATTAGAATTTGTAAATGATAAATATGATCCATTTGATTTTCAATTAAATGGTTGGTCGGAACATATGAGTGTAGAAATTGATTCTTATGAAGATATTATCGAAGAAATTTATGAAAAATATAAAAGTACCGGAAAAACTACTCCACCCGAAATTAGATTAATATTTTTAATTTTAGCATCGGGAGCTGCTTTTCATTTTTCAAAAACACAATTAGGTGGTATACCAGGTGTCAGTTCAATGGCTACTGGTGCATTAGGTAAAATGATGACTAAAGAAAAAAAAGATAGTCAATATATGTCACCACAAGAAAAGAATTTAGAAAAACAAAAACAAATGCTTCGAGAAAAAGAACGTGAAATAAAATTAAAACAAAAAAATTCATCAATTAATAATGATACTTTAAAAAGATTATTTGCAAATCAACAAATGAAAAATGTATCTGAACAACAGAATATGAAACAACAAATGCCACCTATGAATACACAAATGCCACCTATGAATACACAAATGCCACCTATGAATACACAAATGCCACCTATGAATGCACAAATGCCACCTATGAATGCACAAATGCCACCTATGAATACACAAATGCCACCTACGAATCTACCAAATATGAACCCACCAGCAATCCCTCAATTTACAAGCGCTACAAGAAATCTTCCGGAGATTAGAGCACCAGAAAATGTTCAAGATATTTTAAATAGAATTAAAACTATACAAGAAAATAATAATATAAATACAACCGAAACCCAAGATGAAACTACAACTAATAATGATAGATTAGTTTCAGAATCAACATATAGTGATAATAAAAAACGTGGTGGGCGCAAACCAAAGAAACCAGTAATATCTATTGATACATTATAATATTTACTACATAAATAAAAATAATATAGATTATAATAATGAATGATTTACATATAGTAACTGTTGTAACAGAATCAAAATATTATTTTCCATATTTAGTTGAATCATGTAAAAAATATGGAAAAAAATTAACAGTATTAGGTTATGGTGAAAAATGGTTAGGTTTCACATGGAGATTTAAATTAATGTTAGATTATTTAGAAACTCTACCTAAATCTGATATTGTTTGTTTTATTGATGGTTATGATGTTATATGCTTACGTGATTTATCTGAATTAAAAGAAGAATTTATTAAAATAAGAAATAAAACAGATTGTAAAATAATTGTTGGTCACGATAAAATTGATAGATCAACAATGTATCATAACTTTAATTATTATTTTAATTATTATTATTTCGGTCCATGTTATAAAGATACATTCATAAATGCCGGTACATATATTGGATATGTAAGTGATTTACTTTATATATTAAAAAAATTATATAATGAAACAGTAGAAAATTTTGATGATGATCAAATATTATTAATTCAATATTGTAAAAAAAATACACAAGAATTACATATTGATATTGATAATAAACTTTTTTTAACTATTAATAAAATAAAATCAGAAATTGATGATTTAGTTGAAATTAAAAACAATCAAGTATTTTATAATGATAATAGACCATTTTTTATTCACGGACCTGGTAAAACATCATTAACTAACTTATTACTAAAATTAGATTATAATGTAACTAAATTAGAAATACAAGAAGAAACACCTATTGCAAATATAAAATCTCAATATAAAACATTAAAATCTAAAAATTTTTACTCATATTTATTTTTATTTATTACATTTGTAATTTTAATTATTTATTATTTTGTATTTGTGAATAAAAAAATATAATTATTTCTTTAAATCATTTGGTAATGAATTTAAAGAAGTATAATCAATTAATTAATAAATGTCTGAAATTAATGGAGGAAAAATTTTAAAAAAACGTGGTAGAAAACCTAAAAATAAAATGCCAGATGCGGTTGTTATAAACGAAGAACCTATAGATTCTGAAAAAGAAGTTATTATTGCTTATTTACCAATTAATATTAATGAAATTGATGAATATACAAGTAATAATATTTTTATAAAATCTGAAAATCAAGCATATAAAAATGAACCAAATACTGAAAATAATATATTAAAAGATAAAATGGAAACACTAAGTATAACATGTGAATCAGATAATAAGAGTTCAAATGGAATTTACATTAATAAAATAAATATTCACAATATTGATATTAGTTCAGATACAAAATGTTGGTGGTGTAAAAATAGTTTTAATACTCCCAATGTTATTTTACCGGAACAATATTTCAATGGAACATTTTATTGTATTGGTAATTTTTGTTCTTATAATTGTGCAAAAGCTTATAATATTGATATTAATGATAATAATATATGGAAACGTGAATCATTAATTAATTTAATGTATTACATGACTTATAATAGATTTAAAGAAATTGAACCATCACCATCATGGTTGGTATTAAAAGAATTTGGTGGCTTTATGACAATCAATGATTTTCGCAAAAATTTTGAAACAAATAATAGTGAATATATTTTACTATATCCTCCATTAATATCACGACAAATGCAAATAGAAGAATCATATAAGAAAACAAATGTTACTGGACCAATAAATAAATTAGATAAATTGTTTTTACAAGAAAACAACTATTCATTGAAAAGAAGTAAACCTATTGAAACTTCACAATTAAATTTAGAAAAAACCATGGGATTAAAAAGAAAATAATTGAAATAATTATTATTTATAAATTATAATTATTTAAATTATGTTTCACAATAAAACTATATTTACTAAATCATTCAACGATTTATGTAAACAATTAACAAAAATAAATTATTATCAAGAAAATGTAACATATAAAAGATATGCATTGATGCATTATAATATTGGCAAATATAATTTATTAAAAATTTGGAAAGTTGAACAACTACATAATTATTGGTATACTGATTTTATATTTCCAAAAAAAGAAGATATGTTAGCATCAATAGATTACTTTGTAGACAGTAGAAAATTAGTAATCGAATCATATTATATAAATAATAAAAAATTATCAATGGATGAAAGTAATAAATTAGAAAAATCACTTGATAAATATTTTCAAAATATGATTTAAGTTTGTTTTGCTAAATATTCTAATTTAAATTCAATATCTTTACAATTTTCCTTTAAAGTATCAATTAATTCTCTATGATTAATTTCGGTAGATGAATCACTATATGATTCTAATAAATAACTAGAAGCACTATTATATTTAATAGTATGATTCCAAGTATTCTTACTTTCAACTAATTTTAATAGTTCAATAGTATCATTAATATCTTTTTTTGTAATTAATGTAAATTTTGTTTCTAATTTATAGTTTTTATAATTAATTAATTTATTAATTCCATCAAATATTAATTCTACTGTTTTATCATCTAAATCATTTAATAATTCTTTAACGGTATCTAAATTATTAATAAAAGTTTCTAATAACGATTCATTAATATCATCTTCTCGACGCAAATTATCTATTTTATAAATTATTTTAGACCAAAAAATATTAATATCAATATCAAATTGTCTACATATTTTTTTAACTATATTAATTAATACTTTATTATCATTAAACGGTTTCATTAATTCTTTATGTAATTCAATAGGATCTTTTTTTTTATCAATAAAATTTAATGTTGATACTTGAACATAATTAGTATCAATTAATTTTTCAATACGTGCAATTGTGGGTTTATTTAATGGTACTTCTTTCTTCCAATCGTAAACTTTTTTCCGTCGTGTTGAATCTTCATACGTCATCATACCAAATACACCTTCATATTCTATAAGGGAAGCTTCAATATGTGTATCTGTATGTTTTGTAAAAATAACTAATACATTTTCAAATTGTTCAGGTAATTTGTTTTCATAAAATGGTATATTCATAATATTATAATGTAATTAATAGTTTAAATATATTATTCAATTTTTATAAATTTCTAATAATTTATAATGTATAATTATTTTTTAAAAAATAAAAAATATATAATTTTAATATTGCTATTTATAATAATTATATTATTTATGAGTAATATTGAAAATTTTGGTATGATAAACCAAGATAGAAGAAAACTGATGCGCAGTCTTCAAAATAAAGAATTAAATACTCATATTAATATTGTTACAGAACAATCAATCGATAATCAAATTGCAGCCCAAACACGCCAACTAAAACAAATGCAACAATCTCAACTCCAAGATCAATTAAAATCACAAATTCAAACAGAATTAAAAATGCAAATTCAAAGTAATCCTTCTATGCAATCACAACCTTATTTACAATCACAACTTAAAAATCAATTACAATCACAACTTCAAGATACACTCCAATCTCAACAAGCTCTTCAAAACTGGCTTGATAATAAAGCATCAATGCAATCACAACAAAACATATATATGCAATCACAAATATATAATAGTCAACTTACCGGATGCAATAAAATATTGTACGAAAATGATGGTTTTATATCTACATGTACAGATTTAACAAATAATTTTTATAACTTAACAATTGATAATGTCGATGGGGTTTTCAATAATGTAAAATGTGATACTACCGGTGATGTTACTATATATTATAATGGTGCTAAAAATACTATTACCCAATGCGGTGACATTAAGAATCCAAATATTGCTCCAAAATAAATAAATATATTTAATTATTTTTGTACTACCTGCTAATACTAATGGAAAATGTACTATAGGTGGAATAGTGGTTGCTAATTCTTATTGTATGACTAAGGGAATACCTTAAAGATTTTTTTCAAAATAATATGCACCTTGTAAAAAAGCATCACACAGATCATCTTTCTTTTTTTGTTCATTTAGAAAATTTAACCAATTTGGTAAATGATTAATTAATTCTTTTGTATATTTTACACTTAAATCTTTTGTTAATTTATATGCTTTAGCTTCATTTGATGTTTTAGCTAAAACAATTTTTTTAATTTCACCATCATCTGCTAACTTAATTTTATTTGATGGTGACATAAACTTTACTTTTGTTATATTAGATTTTGTTATTTCTTTATCTAGTATACCACGCATCAAAAAATAGTCATATAAACTAATAGATATACTTTTCATAGTTGGATTTTTAAAACTTGGTTGATTTTCTATTAAGACATAATCTGCAGATAATAAATTTTTTAATTCTTCTAGTTTTTTAAATAATTTTAATTTTGTGTCATCAAAATCTAATGTACTTACAGCCTTATTTTTATATGGTTTAACTTTATATAACGATTGTAGTTGTTTATACTTGGTTTTAGCATGGGTAGTACAAAAATAATTTCCTGATAAATCATAACAACATTTTCTACCACAACAATCATCTTTCACTAAATATTCACATTTATTTTCATTGTTAGCTTTAAAAATTTCTTCAAATGGTTTTAATGCTTCACATTTTTTTGCATGTACTTTACAATAGAAATTATTATTATACATAGATGAAGCTTTTAATCCACAATGACATTTTGTAAATTCACGATCAGTTAAATCACTATTATTACAATCAATAATTTTCCACTTATTATTTTCTTTTGTAAATAAACAATAAGCTAAATGAATAATTCCAACATCAAATGATAAAATTATAGGAAAACTTTCAGTCATATGATTAAATAAAACATTTATTTAATTATATTTTTATTATAAAATATTTTCTATTAATTCTTAATATGAATTCAAAAGAATCAAATGACCAACATATAATATTAGAAGAAAATGGAAGAATATTCCCTTTGTGGATTATGCAAAATTTTCAAAAATTTATATTACCTGAAATTATTAGAAAAGACGGTGAAGATCCATGTAATGAAAAATTAGAATATGATTTAACATTATATCAAAAATTTATTGGAGCTTATTTGGATTATAGATCACCATTTAAAGATTTATTAGTTTATCACGGCTTAGGTTCCGGTAAAACAGTTACAGTTATAAATGTTTATAATATTTTATATAATTACACACCTAAATGGAATGTATTTTTAATTGTCCCAGCAGCTTTAGAAAAAGATCCATGGTTAAAAGATATTAAACGATGGATGACAAAACAAAATTATGATGCACGTTTTGCAAATTTAATTTTTGTACATTATGATAGTCCATTTGCTGATCGTGATTTTATTGATAAAATAAAAAAAGTAGATAGTTCAAAACCTTTTTTATTTATAATCGAAGAATGTCATAGATTTATTAATAATGTTTATAATAATATTTCTAGTAAAAATGGTAAACGTGCACAAATTATTTACGACTACATACAACAAGAAAAAAAAGATAATAATAATAATAGAATAATGTTATTATCTGCTACACCCGCTGTTAATAATCCTTTTGAATTAGCTTTAATATTCAATTTATTAAGACCGGGAGCATTTCCAGTTAGTGAAGCAATATTTAATGATTTATATGTATCATCTTCTAATTTCGCATCACTAAATCAAGATAATAAAAATATGTTTCAACGTAGAATTATGGGATTAGTTTCATATTATTTAGGTGCAACACCCGATAAATATGCCACAAAAGTAACACATTATAAAAATATAGTTATGGGCAAATATTTTGAAGAAATTTATAATTATTTTGAAAAAATAGAAGAAGAAAAAGAAAAAATAAGAAAACGTATGAATCGTGGTAAAATTGGTGGTAAAGAATTATCAACATATAGTTCATATACACGTCAAGCTTGTAATTTTGTATTCCCAAATATTAATGATAAAATAGATGGTGAGAAAAGACCTAGACCTGGACAGTTTAGAATTAAAGACTCAGAAGCAGCTATTATAGATGAAAGTAAAGATGAAGAAAAAAGACGATTATTATTAAAATCAAATAAAGAAGTTGCTGAATATTTAAAAATGACAAAATATTTTATTAATGGATTAATCGAATATTTTAAAGATATTCATAGAAATGATAAAAAAAATAATTACACTTTACAAGATGATGTTAAAATATTTAAATCCAAATATGATTCTAGTTTTACAGCTTTTTATGAAAGTCAAACAAAAAAATCTGGATTATTAGAAGCTTTATATAAAAGTTCACCAAAAATGGTTACTATTATTTTTAATGTACTAAAATCAAAAGGTCCAGTATTAATTTATTCAAATTATGTTGAAATGGAAGGTTTACAAATATTAAAAATATACATGAGCTTTTTTGGCTTTGTTGATTTTATGGAAAATTCAAACATCAATTTTGAAAAAGATAATGAAAATGATTATTTTAGATATGTTGAATATCATGGTTTAATAAAACCAGATCAACGTGAAACAAATAAAAAAGTATTCAATAATCCATTAAATCTATATGGTAAAATAGCAAAAATTATTATGATATCACCAGCTGGTGCAGAAGGTATAAATCTTTATAATGTTAGACAAGTTCACATAATGGAACCATATTGGAATGAAGTACGTATTGAACAAGTAATTGGACGTGCTATTCGTCAATGTCACCATGCTGCATTGCCAATGAATGAAAGACGTGTTGATGTATTTAGATATAAAATGGTAAGAGAAAATAGAAAAGAAACAACAGATGAAAAGTTAGAATCTATATCACGTAGTAAAAATAATTTATTAATGTCTTTTTTAGAAGCAGTTAAAGAAGTTGCTGTTGATTGTGAATTATTTAAATCTCATAATATGATGGGAACTAAATATAGATGTTTTCAATTTAATGAAGATTCATTGTTAGATAATAATGTTGGTCCAGCATATAATCGTAATATTGAATATGATCAAAAAATAAATAATGGACTAAATTCAAAAGAATCGTCTATAGTTAAGATTAAAGTAAGAAAAATTTATGCAGTATATAAAGTAGATGACAATGTATATTCAAAATCTAAAAATTATTGGTATTATGATAAATCAAATGTAGTTTACGATTATGAATTAAATTATCCAATCGGTAAACTATCACTTGATGAATATTCTAATCCCATTAAAGTAGATAATGAAACTTATTTAATTGAAAAACTAATTAATATTCCCGAATTTAAACTTTATAATTAATTTTATTAAATTATTTATAAATTTAAGCTAATTTTTGTTTGCTATATAATTGAGAAAGATTAGAAATCATTTGTTTATTTAATTCAACGGGTTGTTGCATTCCCATGGGTTGTTGCATTCCCATGGGTTGTTGCATTCCCATGGGTTGTATTCCCATACCCATAGATTGTGCACCCATTAATTGATTTGTTAATTGTTGAGCCATTTGATTATTTTGAAAAGGATTAGCAGTATTTTGGATTGTTGAATCAAGGCTTACTTGATTACCAATTTGTTTATTATTATTTAATTGAGCAGCAATACCTAATAAATCTCCAATTTTATTAATTTCTTGACTGTTTGCAGAAACATATTGTTGAACCATTAAAGGATCAACTTCATTATCGGGGATGCTTTGTTGCATTTGCATTTGTTGCATTGGCATTTGTTGCATTGGCATTTGTTGTTGAGCTTTGCCAGTATAAGCAGAAGCTTCACTTAAGATATCTAACATTTCTTCAGTGGTAGTATTATTTTCTTTATTTTTAGGAATTTTGCCTTTTTTATTACCTTTTTTAGATAATTTTCTAGAGCCTGTAAGACTTTTTTTTGGTTCAGTTGTTTTTGATCGTGGCATATATAATCTTATACAGAAATAATTATTTTTAAATAAATTATTTTTTAAATATTAAATTAATTAATCCAAGAATTCTTCATTATCATCAAAACTAGTAATTTTTAATTCTTTTGCATTATTTGGATAATTTAAAAACAAGACTTTTTTATTTACTAAATCATTATTTATATTTATTTTTGTATCAAATTTAATATACCGTGTACGTTTCTTAATAATTTCTCGTAATTCATCTAATTTTGCTATATTATTTCTATAATATAAAACTTTAGACCATGTATCATTCAATATAGGCAAAATATTATTAAAAAAGTTTCGATCACGTTCAATTGTTACATTATGTGAAGCCTCTAGTTTCCAATATACAATCTTTTCAAAATAATGTGTTTCAGCAATATCTTTATACTTAGTTTGCCAATCACTTAATGTATCACTAATCCAATAATCATATTCTTCTTCATCCATTAATAAATTTGTAGGATATATAAATTTACTTTTCCATTCCATCAAATCTTCATCAAATTCTGGAGTCCAAACTTTAGGCAAGAATTTTAATATTACACCCTTTTTAATAAGATTATTTATTTCTATTTTTTCAGAATCAGTTCCAATAGTATGAACCGTATCATTGCATAAATCTGCTAAATATGTATTTCTATTTTTATATTCTGTAATTTTACATTGCCAAAAATCACATTTATCTAGATCACAACATTCTAATTGTTGTTGGACTTGACAGTAGTAATAATACGGACAAATATGTCCCGCAATTTTCCCCGATGTATAAATCTTTCTCTGAACAACACACTTGATTTCTAACATTCGACCTAATAATGGAGAAAACTTATAATCTAATGATTGACATGAACAAATACCATCCGGTGATGCACCCAAAATATTATATTTTTCTGAAGGCAAAGCTCCAAATTCAATTACTTTGTTATTATAAATATATTCATAAATTGATGTTGCAATAGGCTCATATTTTTTCCCATGATAAACATTTTGATTATCTAAAAATTTATGATCCGGATCACATTTTTTTAATATAAAACTTTCAACCGGTTCATACGGATTTTGATCAATTGCTGAAGCAGTATCTGAAGCAGTAATACGATTATGTCTGTAATCAAACCACTCTTTAGTTCTTTGTTCCGGTTGGGGTAAATTTTTTAATTTATCAAAATGATTTTGTAAATTTTTAAATTCTTTTGGTATAACTATTTTGTCAAAAACAGATTCACAATCTCGAATTAACTTGTGATCAAAATAATCTTTTGTATTTTTATATTTCACAACAAATAATTCTTTTACAATTTTTAAAACACAATTATAGTCAATATTTTTTTTATAATTATCATGAATACTTTTACTAATTGATAATAAACATTTCTTATTAATTTTATTACCAGAATTTACGTGTTCATTTATCTTAACTATACAGTCATTTTGTATATCATCGAATTTCATATTGTATTTAAATATTTAGTTATAAATTTTTAAAACAATTTTTTTCTATTTTAATTTAATGAATGATTATAATTTTAATTATTTTACCGCTGGATTAGCCTCAATAGAATTAGTTCCTTTTAGTATCTCAATATTATGCTTTATATGCTTAGTAGGAGGTTGTGTAGCAACGAGTGGTAATAATGGAACTTCATTAGGTGCTAGAGCACTTGTCTTCTGCTGCTCAATTTTAATATTTATAATTACATATTATACTATCACTTATACTGGTTATCATCCATATATGATAATTCCATTAACATTATGTGTTTGTTTATTTATTATATTAAGTTCAAACAAATATTTAGTTAGTACAAATTCAACATCAACACAATCTAAAAATAAACAAATCAATTAATTATGTATTTGTTATTTTCAAAAGTTAATTGTGGAATAGAAATTACTTTTCCTTTGTTTCATTATGTTTATTTTATATTAAATAATTTGTATCTTGACCAAAAAAAACATACAACTAACAAATATGCAAATATTAAATATAATAATAAATATTTAATTAATATTGGAATATTTGCAATATTTAATTCTATTTTATAAATATAATTAATTAATATTAAAATAATTAAACAAATTAAAATTAAATTAACTTTCACTTCGGGCTCTCTTAAAGGATATATTTGTAATACTCCAATAAAAAATCCATAAAAAGTTGTTGGATTAGATCCATGCTTCAAAAAATATCTTGTAATATAATCATATAATATATAACATTTTTTAATAAATTCTAAATAATCTTTAGAGTATTTACAATTTTCACATACTAAATAGTGTAACTTTAACATTATTCTAGGTGTTAATTCTTCTCTCTCTTTTATAACTTGATGTTCTGTTTTATCAAAATCAAAAATAATATAATCACCTTTATTTATTTTATGCGATAAATTTAATTTTGTAAAACGAGTAATAACATTATTATTACTTGATAAACCTATTAATACTCTATACAAATGTACACCAGAAAAATGAAATGATTCATTATCTATATGTATTTTATAATTTGCTGTTTCACCATATAAATTAATATTCTGTAAATTATTTTTAGGATTTGAATAATATAATTCATCCATTTCAGTTATATTTAATACTATACATTTATTATCATCATCACATATTTTTTTCCAAAAAATATCATTTTTTATATCATCAATTTTATTTTTTATATTAATTGGTATAACATCATACCATGTATGATATGTTGAAATATTCTTATCTGGTATTATTTTTTCATATTCCGATTGTATATAATCTAAATTATCCAGTAAATTATTAGGTAATCGACCAATACCAACTTTACCTTCTTTATCATCTATTATTGTAAATATATCACCATAATTAGGTTCTGTTGATCTAGATAACATATAATAATTATTATAAATTAAATTAAATTAAATTTAATTAATTATGTATTTGTTATTTTCAAAAGTTAATTGCGGAATTGAAATTACTTTTCCCTTTGTTTCATCATAATTAATTTTAATTTTATTCTTTTTATCTTTAATCATTTCAATAATTTTATCTTTTAACTTTTCTTTTTCACTATCATCATTAATATCCAAATTATTTATAAATTCTTTAATTTTAATAATTTTATGAATAATTGTTAATTTACTCCAAGATTTTAAATACAAATAATCGACATGAGATGTTTCTGATACTTTTTCTGTTGCTGTGTAATTTTCATACTCTTTATTATTTAATTTATCTAAAAATTTATTAACATGTGTTGTATCAATATTTTGTTTATTAGCTGCTAAAATTAAATTATTTAAATAATTAATTTCAAGATTTAATTTTAGTGAATCTAAATTATATTCCATTATTATATAAAATTATTACTGTTTAAATTAATTAATTTCAATATTTATATAAAAATTTGAAAGTTTATATAATTAATAATATATTAAATATATATATATGGATAATGACATGTTATTTGCATTACGCACATATTATCAAGATTTTTATCAAGATGAAAAAGATATAATAGAAATGTTAAAAACAAATTTAATAGAAAAAAATGTACCTGCTGATGAAGTAAATACTATTTTAAAAAATTTTTATAATGAATTCGGTATAGACATAAATTTAGAAGTATTTGAACAAATTAATGCATTACCAACACATCAAGAACTAATACAAAATTTTATTAGTAATATAATAAATACAAATAATACTGTAGAAAATTCTGATGAAGAAATATTAAATGCAGATGATGACGACGAAGATAATGATGATGATGATGAAAATCAAGAAACTGAAAATTCAAATAATAATATACCAATAATAAATTATTATCAAGATATAAGTTCAGATTTAATATATTATTATCAACCAACACAATATAATTTATTTGGAAATAATAATACTCAAACAAATAATATTACTAATTTATTAAATTTATTAAATACTGTTATTCCAATTGTACAAAATGAAAGTAATGATGTTATTTGTACATTAGATGAAGAAGATAAAAAAAAATTAAAAAGATATAAATTAGATGATGATATAAAAACACAATGTAATATATGTTTAGATAATATGGTAAAAGATCAAGAAGTTATGGAATTACCATGTGACCATACCTATCATTACGAATGTATTAATGAATATTTAGAAAAATATAGTTATAAATGTCCCTGTTGTCGTATAGAAGTTGGTAAGCCAAAATATAATTTTTAATTTATCCTAAATTGGAAATTATATTTTTAATTTATCCTAAATTGGAAATTATATTTTTAATTTATCCTAAATTGGAAATTATATTTTTAATTTACGTCATATGATGATTTCATCAATGATGATAATAATAATAAAAGCGTTCCAAATATAATTAAAAATAATGCAAATGAAAATTGTCTTTTATCAGAAGAGAAAATGTATGGTATTGGATTTTCTTGATTTTCTAATATATTTAATATTTGGAAGAACAAATCTCTAATATCTAAAATAATTTTTTCAACTGGTTCTTTATGTGGTAAAGTTACTATTTCAATATCATTGTCATCTAAATTTTTTTGTACCAAAACTAATTTTTTTGTTTTTTCATTTTCCTCAAATTTTTTATTAAAACCAGTTGGATCAAATTTAACAAAATTTGCATCACGTCCACCAGTTGATCTACTAGCTGGTCCTGCACTACCTTGACCAGATTGTTTATTTACTGAACTCAAATTACTATAATTAATATTACTTGACATATTAATTATATTAAGAATTTATTTTTGTAATATAAAATTTGAAAATTATATTTATAAATATAATAATATATAATATTAATAAATGCTATATATTATTTGTCCAACGTGTGGTTATTTTTTAGGTCAAAAAACAATTATGTGGGAAGAAAAAAGTGAAGAAATATGTAACAATCCTACTTTTTCAGATGAGGAAAAAGAAAAGAAAAAACAAGAATTATTATTATCTTTAAATCTACCACGATATTGTTGTAAAATGAGAATGATGACATATAAAGATATTGTTCAAGATGTATTACCTATTAAGAAAAAATAATAAAAATTGTACGATTATGTTCGAATTTATTTATAAATTCTAATTATAATTACTAAATTTTTATGCAATAAAAATTGATTTTATTTATTTAAACATACTATACTATAATAAATGTCGTTAATCATTTCAATTGATGGGAATATTGGTACTGGTAAAACTACTTTTATCAATGAATTAAAAAAGAAAAACTTGCCGAATGTTATATTTGTTGATGAACCCGTAGAATTATGGACTAAAATATGTGTAAATGATGAAACTATTTTAGAAAAATTTTATGAAGATCAAATTAAATATGCATTTAGTTTTCAGATGATGGCATTAATATCAAGAATCCAATTATTAAAAAAAGCAGTTAAAGATAATCCAAATGCAATTATTGTTACAGAAAGATCTTTATATAGTGATAAAAATATTTTTGCAAAACTTTTATATGATGAAGGAAAAATAGATCCCCATTCATATCAAATATATAATTTATGGTTTTCAGAATATATTAAAGAATTACCAAAACATAAATTTATATATCTATATTCTGATCCAAAAACAGCACATGAACGAATTATTAAAAGAAGCAGAAATGGAGAACAAAATATTAATATAGACTATTTAATAAACTGTGAAGAATATCATAAATTTTGGTTTGAATATGATAACTCTAATTTAATAGCAAAAATAAATATGGATCATTACATCACTAATACAAAAGAATATGAAGATTTAATTTCGAATACTGCAGATTTATTAAATAATAAAAAATATAGTTATAAGTATAACAATGAATTAGTAAATGCATATTGTGCTGGCGCGGTGTCAATGTTATTTGTTATTGGTGTTATGAAATTTTATTATTTTGTGAAATAAAAATAATGCCAATCATAATTGATATTATTCCAAATAATCCATTTTTATTTAATCGTTCATTTAGATACAAATATGAAATAATCAATGTAAATACTGGAGATGAATAAATAAGCGCAGCAATTATTGAACTATTATGATCTTTCAACACATAGTGATAAATAACATTAGTTATGAAAATAATAAATGGTGAAAGTCCTAATAAAATACTTAAATCATTATTAGTAAATTTATTCATATCAGATTGAATTATTTTTTTATTTATTGCTGCTAAAATAATTACATATATTAAAAAAACAAAACTTGTAAAAAGCATAATTGTAATTCCATTAAATTTTTCTAAAAGATGTTTGTATAATACCGTTTGTAAACCCCAACAAAAAGCTGTAACGAGTGCAAGAAAAATATAATTATACATATATTCTATTAGAATTTCATTTACTGAATTTTTATAATAAAATTATAAAAATTGAAAAATTAAATTTTAATTTAATTATAAAAATATAACAACAATGGTAGATAACTGCAAAAACAGAGCTGCTAAACTTCTAGAATCCTTGGATAATCTATGTAGTCAAAACGACTTTAATGAGAGTGATTACGAATTACTATGTGTTGAAACTTATAAAATTACATGGACAGCGTTGTCTAAATTAACCGATGAATCTACATTAAAAAATTTAAATAGTGAACTTAGAAAATGTTTAAAAAAAATTTTACAACTTCCATTAGATCATGGTATTACAATTGGAGAAAAACCAAGTATATCAAAAATGCGTTATTTAGAGATGGTTTCAGAAATATGCACCGTAATTGGACTGCCAGATTTATAAAAATTGATATTTATTTATAGAAAACTTAATATATTATATTAAATGACTAATTATATTACCGAAGGCTTAAAAATTATCAATACTTTAGGGGAAGAGGAAATTATCCAAATTCCCTATAACATTAATAATGTATTAGTAACTGAAGAAAATATCAAACAAATATTATCCAATCACAATGTTAATATTGATAAAATTAATGATATAGAGAAATTTAGAGAAGCATTTACACATAAATCTTATTGTAAAAAACCAATTTATCCAGATGATGTTTTAAACGATGCTAAAAAAGAATTAGGTAATCCACCAGAATTACTCGAATTGCGGAAAAATTCTTATGAACGTATGGAATATTTTGGTGATAGAGTTTTAAAATTAAATGTTTCAATGTATTTATATTATAGATATCCAAATGAAAATGAAGGATTTATGACACGTTTACAAACTAAATTAGAAGATAAAACAAATTTAGCAATTATGTCTAAAGAACTTGGTTTGGGCAAATATTTTATTATTTCCAAACACATTGAAAGTATGAATGGACGAAATACTGAACGTATTCATGAAGATGTTTTTGAAGCATTTATTGGTGCATTATTTTTATCTAATGGTTTTGAGCCATGTTGTTTATTAATTGTAAATCTTTTAGAAACATTAATTGATTACGGTGAAAAACTATATTGTGATAACAACTATAAAGATATTTTATTAAGACATCACCATACTAAAGAATGGACTCATCCTAAATATGATATTATTTATTTTGAAGGTCCAGCACATAAAAGAAAATATATTGTTGGTATACAAAAACAAGATCCTGATAATTACCTAAATAAAAAAGATAAATATATTGGCTACGGAATTGGTAATTCACACAAAGAAGGAGCACAACAATCTGCAAAAATGGCATTAATTATTCATGGAGTATTGAAAGAAGATCAATATACACAAGCCGATATTTATTACCCGCCATGGGACAGAATTGAAGCTGGATCAACTACTATTTTATCCAATGAAAATGATGGTGTTATTGAAACAAAAAATAATGATAATGAATCAGTGTATTCAGAAAAATCAGTTTAATTTATATATTATTTATATGACTCCATGTAGATAAAATATATTTCGTAGTTTGACTTAGTATTGGTAAACTTTCATGAACAGTTAAATGATTTTCCATTCGATTACGGGATAATAAATTATTAAAATAAACTACTCGACCTTTTTTTGGTGTTATTTTTGTATTATATAAAGGAAAATGAGTTTCACCTCCATCATCTGGTAATAAATCATTCAAATAAACTATAACTGAATATTCTCGTATATTTATTATATTTATATTATAATCATGATGTAATTTATAATAATCATTCATATTATATTTTGTAACTTGTAATGGTTCTAATTTCTCGCTATTAATATCTAGTAATTTTAATATTTTATTTTCAATATTCATTATAAATTCATCTTCTTTAATTAAAAATTGCATTGAATACGATGATCGTACATTATTATTTATTTGACGATTTACATTATTTACTTCAGATTTTATAAATCTATTTTGAGCTAAATTGATCAAAGTATTACACTCATCTTCTGATAAAAAATTATCTATAATTCTAAATGGTTTAATATTAATATTTTTTATTAATTTATAAAAAT